GTAGGATTGTTGTACTTCGTGGGACAATTTATTTACTTAATCGCAAAAATTAGCCCTATGTTTGACGGTTTGGTTAAACTTATGAAAAAGAATGGTGTAAGTATTCCTGAAGCGGAAGAAGAACAAACGGAGGATAAAAAAGAATGAATATAACTAATGCTGGCGTTCGTGGGCATAATCCTACTGGGGTTGTAATTCACAATGACGCAGGCTCAAATGGTGCTAACACTGGTTTCTATAATAGTTGGCTACCTACACACAACCCTGAAAATGGTTTTGCTCATGTTTATATTGCTTCGGACGGACGCTTACAGGCTTCTGACTTCTCTAACAAGGCATGGCATTGTGCTAACTCATACGGTAATGCAAACTATGCCAGCTGGGAAGTATGCCAATCAGAAGGCGATTTAAACCAATTCTTGAGGAATGAACAAGCGGTACTGGACGACGTAGCTAAGTACATGAAACAGTGGGGACTAACTCCTAATCGTGATACTGTGAAGCTACATCAAGAACTATCATCTACTTCATGCCCTAGGCGGTCTGTAGAAGTTCATGGCGGAACGTTAGAAAGTTGTCGCTCATACTTTATCGCAGAACTCACAAAACGTCTTACAAGCCAATCTGAGAGCAAACAAGACAATACACAAAATGAAAAGGAAATCGAAATGTATCTTATTTATTGCACCGACACAAAACGTTACTATGTATCTAATGGAGTATCAGTACGCTATGTACGCTCTACACGCATGTTAGAAAACTATCAAAACAAATGGGGTAAACTCAATTTGCCCAAAGATACCATGCTACAAGTAGAACTAGACGCTGAATTTGGACCAGACGCAACTAAACTATAAAATAAAAAAAGCCACCTTAATTGGTGGTTTTCTTTTGTAATTGAAGATATCCTACTTTCTATTTTTATGTTTCAATTGCTTACCTGATTAATGGCTTCAATAATATTATTGCCAGTATTTATTAGAATTTCATCACTTACAATTACATTCTTTCTTGAAAACAGTTCATTCTCAATCTTCATAAAGTGCATTGCTTTAGCTAAAAATTGAGCAGATGATTCATAATATAATGTTTCTAGCTCATCATCTGAAAGCTGTGTTAAATCATCATTAGCAAAAGTTGTGAGTTTTCGCTTAATCTCTTTGCCATTGTCATCTTCTTCTACGTAAAAACGTCTCATCTATTCCTCTTCCTCTAGTTTGAAATTTTTCAATAACATAACGTTTAGAGCCAAGCTCAAAGCTGACTAGATAATTATTGAAGTTGTCCTGTTTGTTCAAGTCATTAGCAATCTTTCTAGCTGTTGACCGTGGATATTTTGAACTATTTATTTCACTTGTGTATTCGTGTAATATCATCTCATTGCCTCCCTTTGCATTTTACGTTTCAATCGTTGCTTATATAGATACTCTTTACTTGGTTCTAAACTAGACAATATATCATCTAGTAAGTCAAACGCTTCTCCGTTATCTCCTACGCTATCAATCTTTTTAAGTGTAAGCTCGTGCATTTCATCATCATTGAAAAACATAGTAAGATAAGGGAATGCTACGGTATTAGGTAAGCTCAAACGTGATTTAGTTACTCTTAGGTTAGGGGATTTACCTGTTTCAGCTTTAATTTTTAACTCAAGCTGTGCCATTCCTATACCTTGTTCTTCTAGTACGCTAGTGATTCTTTCATATACTTCTTCGTTTGTCATTATGCTATAACCTCAATTATTTCTGTATGCTTTTTAACTTCATATCTTTGTTCTTCTGGAAGTAGTTCATTCCATTTTAAAGCCTCTTTTTTATCATAAAACTTACGTGATTTAATTTCTTTTTGCAATATCCAAGATACTGTGTAGTATGTGAACTCATCTTTCATTATCCGATTACTCCTGTCTTGATATTTAATCTCTGCTGACTTGATAAGTGATATAAATTGCACCACTTACAGTGATAAGCTCTAACTGGTATCTTGCCAGCTTTATTTTTCTTGTTCTTTTTAGCGTGCTGGGCATTCACTATTGAATATAAAGCGCCCATTTTTGTGTATTTGCGTTTCTTACACATAATCTAACCACTCCTTAATCGTAAATAATTCAAAGCCATTCAGCTTACTTTGTTTTTCAATTTCCACTTGGTTTCTATCTAGGTCTATCAGCAGTTCAATTACAGGCATACCGTTATCAAGCCACCTGATGACTGTATTAGCTTTAAGACCGAAATACTTAGCACATTGAGCCTTAGAGCTAAAGTGTAGTTCTTCTTCCGTCGTAGGGTTATAAGCTACTACCTTTATTGCCACTATTTAACCTCCTTTCTATAAAACTATGATATCAAATTACTTTATATTTGTCAAAAAATAAACTTTAGATATCAATCCTTTACAATATCCATGATAATAATTTGAGGTGTTCGCGTCGTTTCTTTTGTCCTAAAGTTATAGAACTCATTAATTGTTCCATTTCCTACAACACTTACAGTATCAAATGTATCAATATCTTTGTTCCAATCTTCATTAACTTTAAACTTAATAAAAACTAAATCTCCACTTGTTTTAAATTTAACCGTTTCTTTTGTTTTGCCAATAACTGCACGTTCTTCAATCATAACATTGTTCATGCGTACTACAACCTCTGGAAAATTATTACCTGTAATATAGTTGATGTTGGTTAAGTCAGTCAAAGCCATGAATGCTTCTTCGGCATTTTCCAATTCAATGTCGTAGTAGAACGTCTGTTCTGTCTCAAGATTGTCTGGCATGTTTTCTTCGATATACTCTTTTAAATCATCTAAACGGTCAAGAGGGAAATTTAATCCGTGAGCTTGTCCATGTCCTTGTGCTTCTACGAAATCTAATTCACTCAAGAACTCATTAGTATTAAAACTACCATAAGAACGACCTGAACCACGACAGACTCCATCTTTTCCCTCTGTAACAACGAAACATGGACGATGATATTTTTGAGCAATATTCTGAGCTACTAGACCATTCATACCTTTGTTTGATTCTGAATCAATAACAATGACAATCTTGTCTTCCATATCTTGAGTATCTTCATATTTTTGCATGACTGCTTTTTGAGTTTCTTGACGTTTCTTATTTAATTTATCCATTTTAAGACGGAGTTTTTTAGCATCAGTATCATTATCTACCATAAAAATTTGAAAAGCAAGCTCAATCTCCCCCATACGAGCAGATGAGTTAATCAATGGCGCAACACTATACCCAATATCTTTTGTATTGTATCGGTATGTATTAATTTTAGCACCTTTAAGGATACGTGATAGCCCAACGTTATTAACATTTTGTAGCCCTTGCGAGATAAGGTAACGGTTCTCAAAATTAAGAACACTCATCATATCTCCCACCAAACCGATTGCGACTAAATCACGAAATTGATTAGAAAAACCATCATCATCTAAGACATCATCAATTCCTTTAGCTACTTTATAAGCCATACCAGCACCTGATAAATCTTTATTGACTGATTCGTCTAGGTGATGATGGGGGTTGCACAAGATAACTTCCTTATCCATTTTATTCGCAATCTCTTTAGAATCGAACTCATGGTGGTCTAAGATAATAATATCTAAATCAGGATTCAATGTTCGAGCACGTTCAACACCTTCTAAGTCATTACTTGAACTATCCAAAACAATGAGAATGTCAGCTACTTTTGTCTTTTCAATGTTTGAACGACTAAGGTCAATAAGTTTTTCCCACTTCGCAAGACTTTCTTTATCTTTTTCAGCCTTTGCCTTTTCCGCTTTATTTAACCAATGGTCTTGAACTGATAATTGACCATACAATCCATGGCCTGTATCACGTTGAGGATAGATGTAATCTAAGTTAAACTCATTAAAATCTTGTAATGCTTTCAATCGGTTAAACATAATAGCTGTTGCTGTGATTCCGTCTGCATCAGGGTCTCCACTTATTACAATTGTTTCTTTGTCTGCGATACCCTCTAAGATACGATTAACAGCCCTCTCTACATTACGGATTTCAAAAGGATGATTTTCCCACTTTTCATCAGGAAATAAAAACTCTTGATGGTCTTCCAAGGGAATCCCGCGTGCTTTTAAAATTTTTGTCTTTAAATCATCCTCTCTATCAGCTTTAATCTTCGCTTTATTTTGTATCCATTTTACCATCTTTCATTACTCCAAATCGTATTTATAGTTGTTAATACTATCATTGTTTTGCTCTCCTTTATTTCTATAAGACTATAATAACAAAAAAAGTTCACACTGTCAAGCACGAACTCTTTGTGATATTATTCTTCGCCTTTCCAGCGTTCAAAATCATCAGCTAGTTCTTGTATAAAGCCCATAATATCGTCAGTAGTGTACTCTGTAAGCTCATTCTCGTTACTTAAGTTAGCAAGTTCTTTGGCATAGTCTAAGGCTTTTTTATAGTCCTTATCGTAGCTTTCACCATCTTTCTTGCCAGCTCTTACTAGATACTTCAATACCTGCATTGTATACCAGCCAACAAGCTCTTCGTAGTTAAAATTATGTTTCAAGTATTCGTTAAGTTCCACACCGTATTTGTTGGCATAGTGCCGATTTTCTTTTAAGTTCATTAGATAATTCCTCCAATCCATGTAATAAGCAACGTTGCGATTATACCTATCCAAGTGATAGCGATAAGTGTAAAGCCGACACCTGCAGCTATCATTAAAGTTTTTACTGTGTCTTTCATTTTTGTCCTCCTCTATTTATAACTCTATTCTATCAAATTACTTTTACTTTGTCAAACATTAACTATTCTTTGTCTTTCTAATTTGATATAATTTATTCCATTTTTCTATAAGCTCTAGCAACTTAGGTTCATCATATTCGGTAAACAGTTCAATCTGTGATGTATACCAGCAGTGCAAACAGCGATCGCAACTATAACAGATATTTGTGTATCCTCTGCATCCTTTGCAAACTCCTAAACCGTCACTCGTTGGTACATCGAAGCAATGGCAATATCTTTTGTCATTAAAGTATTTACTCATCTATTTGCTCCCTTTCGTTCTAATCAAGTCAACTAATGCAAAGAACGCATATAATCCAATTCCGATTAGTGCTATTATAATAACTTTACCAATTACTGATTCAATACTCATTTATTTCTCCTTTATTCTATATACTATTATATACTATTTATCTTTATTTCTCAAGCGATGAATGCTATAAACAACTAATAAAATAATTGTTATTATAAACAGCGGTGGGATAAATACAGTTACTGCAAACCAAATAATAGAAACTAAAGTATAAATCATAATTTTAAGTATTAGTTTACCTGTTTCAGTTTCTTGAAAGGTTATATCATCATCTAATGATGAATCATCTTCTGTTGAATTACCGTAAAACAATTTATCTTCATTTACTTCGTACTGGTTTCTACAATAATCACATTTACCATTAGTCATTGAGTGAGCGCCACAGGTTACGCATTCTTTTAGTTCCATTCTTGTAACTCCTTTCCTTAACTATTCTTTGTCTTTCTAATTTGATATAATTTATTCCATTTTTCTATAAGCTCTAGCAACTTAGGTTCATATCAGACTTGAAACAGTTAGTTAAAATCAACGCTTTAAAGTTTGGTAAAATATATGAAGGGGTACTAAATTGACAACTTTAAGAGAACTACACAAAAAACTTAAAATTAAACAAACGCTTGATAACTACGTACGCAACACAAATAAAAAATACAAGCATAATCTTGTAGCTGATGAAATTCTTGGCGAGGGTTTAGCTAAACTAATTGAGCTTAACACTCAAGGTAAACTTGGAAGACATGCACAGCAAATTGCTTATATCAATCATAACTTGAGCTTACAGCGACAAAAGGAGCAACTGGAACAAGCTAACGAACGACTTGCTAAACGTGCTGAAAAGGCCCAAAAATTGCTTGATACGGAACTTCTGAAAGATAGCTACATCGAAACGCTTGAAATGTTTAGCAAATACCATTCAGCAAAACAATATACTATGTGGGACGACCTAGAAACTCCAACTAAAGTGATTGAGTTCATGGAAAAGAACGGTGTGAAGCAAGGGAAGTGGCTACGACCTGAAGGAGTTGACGCTTGGTTCAAAGAACGAATCATCTGGTTCAAGAATAAATTGAAAGAAAAATAATATTAAGATTGAAACTTTAGGCTGGACAGCTTAGAGTTTTTTTGTTATACTTAGTACATCGAGTTAAGGAAAGGAGTTACAACAATGGAATTAAAAGAATGTATCACTTGCGGGAGTCACAGTATTACTAATGGTAAATGTGATTATTG